GTTAGAGCCGCTAGCATTGGCTTTTAACATGTCTCCATCACCTAAAATCAACTTTTCACTGTCTATAACATAAGTATCACCAGCTTGCAGTTGTATACCCGAATAGATGCGTGTATTCACTGTATTAACTATTGTACCGCTTGGGCAAACATATACATCAAAAGTTCTAGCTGTTGAGTCTACGTTGCAGAGATACATTGCTGTGATTGCATTACTACCAGTACTAACATATACGTTAGCTGCATCACCAGTGGTTAATAAAGAGTTAATTATTGCCATTTTCCAATCCTATAAAATTATCGCAAAAACGATTGCCTTTGCTTTGGTTACAAGTTCTTGTGCCGCTACTGCTGGATGTTCAACATATAAACCACTACCCGCACTACCTACAGTGTCAGCATAAAACACCGAACTTCCAACAGTAAAAATAGTTGTTCCTGATGCATTAGGTGGCGATATTGTCGCGTCATCAAATTTTAAAAAGTATCCGTTATTTACTAGATTGCCACCTAGTTGCGGACTGGTATCATCTACTACGGCTGATAATCCTGTACTTGAAGTTATAATATTACTATATGTGCTTCCATCAGTTGTGATTTCCCAAACATCAGAAGTTTCATTCCAACGCAGTGATACATTTGCCTGTAATCCGCGATCGATTATGATTCCACTAGTTCCTGGACTAGCGTTACCGCCGACCCCCCAACCACTTTCACCTACGTTTAGAGCGATGTCTTTGTCTTGTATGTTAGTATTTGTAACGGTGGTGGTATCATAAACCCCAGCAACATGTAAGTTACCAGAAATATAAGCATCTACAGCATCAACATATACTGTTTCTGCATCTAAAGTGATGTTGGCACTTATACCTGTAGATTGAACTAAAAGATTACTGTTAAATTTCTTAACTGCGGCCATCGTAAATTATTCCGTTTTTATTATTTATCTTCAAAGTTAGAATCAAAAAAATAGCGGCCGGAGCCGCTATTTTTACTAGACAATATATTATCTATTGTCGATTACTACGCTGGTATTAAGAACTGCAGAATCAATATTCCAACGAACATGGCTGTTAGCAGCAAATTGTGTACCTGCTGAACCGCCAATGGCAGCTGGAAACACTAATGCTGTGCGTGACTCAAGTTTACCAACTAGATACTTACCGCCTGCGCTGTCTGTAGCGATAATAGTCATTTGACCTTCAGCTACTGGACCGCCTGCAGAAATAACTGCTGCAACTGTTGGACTGTTAACTCCATTTAATCCAGTTGGGACTAAACGACATACACTAGTACCATCAGCGTTTGTGACTCTGTAACGACGTGAACTTCTTTGAGTAACGATATCTGCTGTTTTACCGATACTTGCACCTGCTACCCATGCGTTAGCAAAAATAGCGTCAGCAGTAACAGTACCGCCAAATAGTGTTACATTAGCACTTGCTGGACTAGCGTTAGCGCCAGTGATTGATGCTGTAGGTGTTGATGTATAACCAGAACCTGCGCTAGTAACAAGGATTGCTGTTACATTGCCACTACCGTTTAGTGTAACTGTACCTGTTGCTGTTGTACCACCTGCGATTTGTGGTGCGCTAAAAGTCACACCAACGTTAGCTGTGTAATAACCTGTACCTGCGACCCAAACATTAGCGTAGATTACGCCTTCACCACCTACACCTGTGCCTTTTGGTGCACCGAAATAAACCGATTTAATAGGACGTCCCATTTGTTTTCTCCTTATAAGTTAGCGTTCTAGGCTATACGCAGTGGGGACTGCATAAACCCCTCCAATTAAGGGCGAACAAGTATATTTATTGTTTTTTAGAAATTATAGTCAAACAAAAGCCCCATTTGAGGGGCTTTTGAAATTTCAAACCTAATAATAAAATATTATTGGAATGATAGGTTGCTTACACCAACTTCTTCTAAGTAGTCAGCTGCGTTACCTAGAGATGAAGCTGTGTTGCTTAACTCTACATAACCATAACGTGTCATGAAGCCTACTACTGGTTCAAATGTTGATGGATCTAGTACAACACCAGAGCTCATTAGTGGTACGTATGGGCAATAGAACGCAGCTGCATCAGCTTCGCTAGAACCTTTGTAACCTACTAGAACTTCTTGTGTGTCTGAAGCATAACCGTCAACATAAATTCTCATAGCACTGTTTAAAGTACCTACGAATTTAGTGTTTGTTGGAGCTTCAAAAGTACCTTCTGTACTACGAGCAAAAGCTGAAGTAGTTGCAGATTGTAGTACTGTTAAAGCTGCTGGACTTACAACTGCCCAGTTACCTGCACCGCGACGTGTACGTTGAGCGATCAAGTTAGCTGCACGGTTGATTGTAACCGCTAAAGCTGCATGTTCGTCACCAACGAATGTAGCTGTACCTGAAACTGTAGCTTGGTTATAGTTGTATGTATTACCAGCTAATGAACGTAGAGATGCTAAGATCTCTTGATCAATTTCAACAGTGATTTCTTGTGCTAAAGCTGCCATGATTTCAGCTTCAACATCTAAACCGTGCATTGATTGTGCATCTTGAGCTGCCTCAAATGTCCAACGAGCACTTAGTTTACGTGTTTTAGCTTCAACAACTTGTTTCAAGATTTGAACGTTGATTCTGTTACCTGGTGTGCCTTCAAGTGCGCTTGTAGAAGCAGCTAAACCTGCAGTTGTGTCACCAGAATATGCAACAGCAACTTTGAATGGGCTAAGAGCTTCATCACCAGCTGTTACGTCGTTCGCTGTGCCTGTTGCATTGTTGCTGTCAGCATAACGTACACGTAGTGTGTGGATTTGAGCTACTGGGCCAGTCATTGGTTGTACGCCAACGATTTCGTTAGCGATAACTGTTGGCATTACTCGACGAATCACTGGAAGAATAACGCGATTTAGTGTAGCTACGTTGCTTGCGCTAGTACCACCACTAGTTGCAGTTTCCATCAAGTGCTTCTTAGTGTTTTCTAAAATTACAGCCATTGTAGTTCTTTTAGAACCTTGTAGACCTTCTAACAGGGCGTCTTTGGTCTCTGTCCAACGGCCTTCTAATAGTTGGGTTGTCATTTCTTATTTTCCTTTAAAAAAATTTACTACTATTTTAGCCCTGCTAAACGGCGAATTTCTACAACATTGTTGAGTGATCCGTCGTCGTCTTTAGCAGATTTATCACCTGTCACTTCTGTACGTGACTCAGCTAATACCGGCTTTTCAGCTTTTGGTTTCGCAGAGACATTGTTTAGAACTGCTGGTAGATACTTTTCATATGCAGCCTGAAGACGTTCAGTTTGCACACTTTCGAGCAAGCTAGACATCACGTCTGCTTTCTCTTTATTTAGAGGTTTAAGTAATTCAGCCATTTTCTCTTTACGAGCTACTGATTCTGTGATTACTTTAACTTCGCGATTCTTACTTTCAACTAAAGCTTCTTTTTCAGCGATTGCTTTAGAACTTTCAGCGATAATAGCATCTTTTTCTGCGATTACAGCTTGAAGTTTAGCAAATTCTTTGTTTTCACTTAAATGTGTAACAGCGAATTCACTTGCAAATGCTTCAAATAGGCGACGTCCGAACATGTTCTCACGAGCAGTTTGGATATCTTCTTTTAGTTGAGCTAGTTCTGAGCCTAGATTGTTTGCTACTGCTTCCTTAACAAGTTTAGCTGAACGTTTAACAAAAGCTGTTTGTAGTTCTGCTAATTTTTCTTTAGCTTCTGCTACTAATTTAACTTTAGTTTCAACAACTGCTTTCTTGTCTTGGTCGAACTCTTTGATCTCTTCAGCTAATGCTTGGATAACAAATTTCTCTAACTTAGCAACTGCTTCAGTTTGAGTTTTGCGATCTGCACGTAACTCTTTGATCTCTTCAGCAAGTTTAGTAACTAGGAAGTCATTAAACTTACCTGCGCTTTCAATCATGTGAGTTTTGAATTTCACGCGATCTTCTGCAAGAGCTTTCTTCTCTTCGGCAAACTCATTGAGTTCAGCGGTGAGACTTTCAGTAACCATTTTGTCTAGAGCTTCAACCATTACATTTTTGTCGTGTTCGTAGCGACCCGCAAATTCTTCACGCAATTCAGCGCGAATAGTTTCACGAGCTTCAGTTAATTTAGATTCCCAAGCTTCGTTTAGTGCAGTTTGGGTTTCTTCGTTAATGATGCCGGAATCCAACAATGGTTTGATAGCGTCTAACATTGTGATCTCCTATTTAATTTTTAGATCTTTGATAAGACTTGTTACAGCCTGTTTCAAATACTTCTGTACTTTTTGATCTGCGCTGGCTTCACGTGCCATTTCGAATACCTTGCTACCACCCTTCATATTCATCAGTCCTTCGTAAATCGCTGTTGGATATGCGTTAGGTGCGCTTGGTTGCGCAACTACATCTACTGTGACTATTTCAAAGTCACTTACTTTGCCGTCGGCTTCGTTCACGTTACCGCTACCACGAGAGCTAACACCAAGTTTTACTCCTGATTCCAACATAGTCGAAACTAACTGACCCATTGGAGTAGGAAGAACCTTTAATTTACCAAAACCATTAGGACCATCCATCCACATGTCAATAATGATATGTGAAACGCGATCTAAATTGATTTTCAAATCATCAGGGTGATCTACTTCGCCTAAAACGCTGTAGCCACCCTTGATTTGTTCATTTAGTGTGCTAACGGCTTTTTCAATCTCATTTACTGGGTACACACGTTCATTGTGATTTTTGACGCCACCTTGTATGAATATACCTTTCATGTAAAGATTCTTACCTTTGCCGTCAGCTGTACTTTCGTTAATAACTTCCATACGAGCTGCGTCAAATGTCAAGTTCTCTTTAAGATATAAAGCCATTATAATAGTTTCCTAATTATTTTGCTACTGGTGTTGTTTTATTAACGCCAGCTTCTTCTTTTTTAACTGCTGTTTCTTTTTTAGCAAATGCATTACCAGCTTTAGCGCCTGGAACATTTTCGTATGAACCTGCGTGTGGTAAGTTACCTTTAGCTTTTACTGCAGCTTTTGGGCTTGTACCATCTGGATTTTGTTCTGCTTTACCAGTAGCGATATTAGCAGCAGAACCGCCCATATCATTTTTACCTGCTACTGTTGATGATTTGTTTACAGAACCTTCTTCTGAAGTTGTAGGAGCTGGAGCTTTTTCAACGTATTCGCGAACG